CCTTCGAGGGCTTGCCAGAACGGACCTGGCACGGTGACGCCCCAGATGCAGGCGCAGGGCTGCTCGATGGTGACGCGCGGCCGTGCCTTCTGGTCTGCGTACTCGGCGCCGATGTAGGGCTCCGCGGCCGAGGTGTAGAGCTTGGTCAGTTCCGACCAGATGGCCGCCTTGTGGAAGGGGGCGCGTGGGGCCAGCACCAGCTTGAGGAACTGACCGAACTCGTCGAGCAGGAAGAGCCGCGCCGGATGGAGCTGTAGCGAGGTGAGCAGTCCGGCCGACGACGCCAGATCCTCGCCACCGAGATAGCGGTCGAGCCCGGCTGCATGCAGCGCACGCTTGGCGCAGCGGCGCGCGTGATCCTTGCCGCCACCGCTGTCAGCGATGCCGATGGCGTAGACGTTGCTGCGCAGGTCGGTCGGCGTGCGGTAGCGCCTCCCGGCGACAGCGCCCACCAGGGTGATGGCGGCGCCCAGCGCGAGGAAGGGCTGCGGGCTCACCGCGGTCCGGGTGGCATAGTCGACGAACATCCGCAGCACGCCGTCCACCTCGAGGAGCTCGGGCGGGACGCGATAGGGGCCCGGCGCTGGCGCTTGTGCCACCGTGCTCGTCTTCGCCAGCAGTGCGGCTGCCGGATGCGGCTGTGCCATCTGAGCAGCGATCGTGCCGTTGAGGATGATCCCAGGATCCGGCACCCAGCCGCGTGCTATGGCGAGCCCATAGATCTTTCCCGCACCGACGCTGTGTGGCCGGAAGCCGGCCCAGCGGCGCTCGGGGGTGTCGGTTCGGCCGGACTGGCCGGATTTGGGCGAGCGGCGCGACCAGTCGAGCCAGAGATCGCGCCCTTCCTCGCCGATGGCGGCCTTGATGGCCTGGCCGATGGTGACCCACTCGTCGCCGGGCAGATCGTCGTTCGGCAGCCATGCCAGCGCGGCCGCCACAGCCTCGCGCGTGCCCTTGGGGTCGCTCGGGCCATTCCAGGGGCCGCTGGTGGCGTTCTCGGTCTGCAGAGTACTCGGCCTCGCCTCCGCCGGGACGAGCGCACAGGCGGCTTCCAGGAAGGCGTGGCAGGCGGCTTCGTCGACGGCGGGGAGGCGATCCCGCGGCACGTCGAGCAGGCTCGCCTCCGGCCAGGCATAGGGCTGGCCTGTGTCGGGGTGGATGGCGTGCGCGACGAACTGCTGGCCGTGCGCGAGGAGCTCGATCGGGTGGCGCTTGCGCCCGGCGAAGGGGGTGTCGGCGCGATAGACGAGCAGCCGCTTCGGCGCGCGCCCGATGCGCCAGCACGGCGTCTCGCCGAGCATCCGAGCCGCGAGGTCGGCGATCTCGATAGCGAGTGCTGCGTCGGTGACGTCGATGTCGATGCCGACCACCGCACCGGTGGCGATGCCAACGCCGCAGCCGGGCCAGTGCTCCCAGACGTCCACCTCGAAGGGATTGGTCGGTCTGTCGCAATGCCTAGCCCAGCCGGGATAGGGATGCCACGCGCCGCCGCGGAACTGCCCTGGCACCTTGCTGCCCGGCATGATCGGGATCACCGGATAGTCGTTGTCCACGAGGCGGGCGCCAAGCTCGGCCATGAAGGTGGGATCGCTCATGGCAGCGCATGCCCCTGGTGCGCCGAGCCGGCGTGGCGTCCGTGCTCCAGCCGCCGCGCGAGCTCGTCCTGGTAGGCGGTGATGATCACCTCGAGCAGCGTCAGCCACTCGGCCTCGGTCAGCATCGCGAGGTCGGTCTTCCCGATGCTCTCAAGATATTCGCCGGCCATCGGACTGGCGGCAGCGATCGCAGCGGTCTCGTGCTCGTCGGCGTCAACCATGCCGCGCCTCCGCCAGAGGATGGTCATGCAGCGCATCGAGCAGGCCGGCAGCGGGAGCGAGGTCAGCACCAGCGGATCGAACCAGCCGAAGCCACGCGCGGTGCGAAGGCGGCATGCGCGGCATCTCACACGAACCTCGTGGCGGTGATCTCGGTGTACTGCCCCGTGGGGCGCACCTGAATCGCGATCGGCTGGCGCAGCGCGTCGCGGTGCTGCAGCGCCTCTTCCACCGTGAAAGGGACCGGACGCTCAGGTGCGCGACGCAGCCACCATCCGACCGCTTTCTGGCGCGGATAGCCGGTGTGCTCGAAGCAGACCCACTCGCTGTGCCGGGTGAGGCCGCACTCGTAGGTCACGCGCAGCGACGCCGGCTTGCCCGGCTTCTCGTGGCGGGCGTAGCTGACGCTGGTGACGTCGCACCAGGCAGCCTGGATCTGCGTCGAGAGCAGCGCGTTCGCCGCCGCCTGCGGCGCTACCTTTACCACCGGTGGTGGGAACTCATGATCGCACGCGATGCAGCGCCGGACGCTCGCGTGGTTGATGGTCTGGCACTCGGGGCAGACCTTGATCGGCGCCTCGCCGTCGCCGGCTGGTTCCTTCTTGCGTCCGTCGACCATGTCGATGGGGCCGTGCCGCGCGGTGTTGCCAGCGAAGTCCAGGACCAGGCAGTCGTCTTTGCCCTCGGCGAGGCGGGTGCCGCGACCGACCATCTGCACGTAGAGCCCGACGCTCTTGGTGGGGCGCAGCAGCGCGATCAAGTCGGTGCCCGGCGCGTCGAAGCCGGTGGTGAGCACGTTGGCGTTGGTGACGCAGCGCAGCCGCCCGGCCTTGAAGGCAGCCAAGATGCCGTCGCGCTCCGGCGCTGGCGTGTCGCCCGTGACCGTCTCGCAGGAGATGCCGTGCTCACGGATGGCGTCGCGCACGTGCCGCGCATGCGCGACGCCCGAGCAGAACACCAGCCATGAGCCGCGACCCTCGCCGTGCTGCACGATCTCGTCGACGGCCGCGCGCGTCACCTCGTCGCGGTCGACCGCCGCCTCGAGATCCTTGGCGATGAACTCCCCGCCGCGGCTGCCGACGCCTGCCACGTCGAGCTGCGTCTCCGTTTGCTTCGGCACCACGGGGCAGAGGTAGCCCTGCTGGATCATGTCGAGGACGGGCACTTCGTAGGCGATGTCGGTGAAGAGGCTGTCCTTGCCCTCGTGCAGCAACCCGCTATCGAGCCGGTAGGGCGTGGCGGTGAAGCCGACGACCTTCAGCAGTCCGGCATTGATCTCGTTCAGCTGCGCGAGGAAGGACCGGTACATGCCGCTGTCGCCGCGCCCGAGCAGATGCGCCTCGTCGATCAGCACGAGATCGCAACGCTGCACCTTGTACGCGTGACGGTGGATGGACTGAATGCCGGCGAACAGGATCTGCGCGTGGATGTCGCGGCGGGAGAGGCCGGCCGAGTAGATTCCGGCCGGCGCCTCGGGCCACGCGCGCAGAAGGGCCTGGAAGTCCTGTTGGATAAGTTCCCGCTGGTGCGTGAGGACGAGGACGCGGGTGTCGGCATAAGCCGCGATCGCCTCGTGGATGAAGCCGGCGATGCAGAGGCTCTTGCCGGTCCCGGTCGGAAGCACGACGAGGGGATTGCCGGTTTTGCTGCCGAAGTAGTCGTAGAGCGCGTCGATGGCCGCGCGCTGGTACGGGCGAAGCGAGAGGCTCATGCCGCCACCCCGTCGTGCCAGGTGCTGCCGTCAGGGAGCCGGTAGCTGACCCAATCCGCGCCGGCATCGATCTGCTGGGCGGCGATGAGGTCGGGGACGAAGAGATGCGCGCCGCAGCCGGACCGCTGCTGCTGCCTCTGGAGGAGCTGCTGGTGCCGCGCGCAGTGCCAGGCGCCATCCTGGACCGGCGTGGCGTGCAGGCAGGAGCGGCAATGCCGCTCCGGCACCGCGGCTGCGTGGCAGACGGCGTGGTGATCGCACAGACGGCATTGCCACCATGCCGGATCATCGCTGATGCGGGTGGGTGGGCGTGGGGTTGAGATGATCCGCGCTGCCTTGGCGAGGATCCTCTGCCCGGCCTCCGCGTCGTGGTGGAGGCGCTCCTGGTAGATCTCGTCGGTGTCCTTGCAGACGGCGAGGTATAAGGCACGCTCCAGCCCGGCGAGCCGCATGTAGGCCTGCATCTGCGCCCAGTGCAGCGGCTTCGAGCCGGCGACGCCCTCGGCCTTCAGCGCCGCGAAGGACTTCGAGTTGTGCGTCTTGAACTCGCAGACGTGCCAGGTCTTCGGCGCCTCGATCAGCCCGAGCGCCACCGCATCCATGCTGCCGCCGAAGTGGCCCGACGCATCGCGCAGCGTCCACTGTCGGCCCGTCGCAGGATCGACGTCGAGCACGGTGACGCCGATGCGCCGCAGGTCGGTGACGAACCGCGCCTCCGCGAGCTGGCCCGTCTCGAACAGCCGCAGCAGCCGCCCCGCATGGCGCGCCCGCGTCGCCCAGCGGAAGCTGAACCAGATCGCCCGCTCGCACGCGGCGCCGATCAGGGAGGCGCCGAGATGGTCGCGGTAGCCATCGTCCGCCGCTGCTTCGTAGGCGGCATAGATGGCGTCGACGGTCGGGCTGTTGGGGGCGGGCAGCACCGCCATGCTCACCCCGCGCGCCGCCAGGGAGGTGTGGCGGAGGCCGCAGGTGCCGGGCGTGCGGGAGCCGACGCCGCAGGCCGCGCAGCCGGAGGCGGGGCTGCTGCCGGCCGCGCTGCGACTGCACCACCGAGGGGCGCGTACCCCTTCACGCGGTTCTGCTTCCGCTGCTCCTGCGGCGGCAGGTGCTTGTCGCGGCTGTCGGGCTCGACCGCGAGCGTCACCTGCAACGGACGGAAGTGAAGCTGCTCGCTGTCGCTCACCTGCATCTGGCCGACCGCGTGGCAAATCGCCGAGAGCGTGCGCTGCGCGATCTCCACTGTCTGCTGGTTCGGGTTCACCAGGTTCAGCTGATCCCAGATCTTCCGACCCTGATTCGGGCCCTCGATCACGTCGAGCTCGAGCCAGAGATACTGTCCCGTGCCGGTGCGCGTCGCGCGCATCTCGCTGTTGACGATCTGCGCGGGGTAGCGCCCGGGCGGCAGCAGCTCGATCGGGGCGGCGGGGGCGACGCCGGTCGCGTCGAAGGTGTCGTGCAGCTGGGCCATGGATCAGCTCCCTGGGGTCTGGGTGGCGTTGGCGTAGAAGGGGACGGCGGCGGCAAAGTCGGGCCAGGAGAGCGGCAGCGTCTCCGGCAGGCCGAAGCGGTTCTTTGCGAGGTAGGCCGGGCGCTCGACCGTATGCAGCAGCCGGTCGCCGCCGCTGACGCCGCGCACCACCTTCTTCCCGAAGCCGGCGTCTGCCTTCAGCGTGGTGATGCGGTAGTTCGCGAACAGCACGGCATCGACGTGCTCCTGCACGAGCGCCGAGGCGCGCGCGTGAAGCTTCGGCTGGTAACGGTCGTAGGGCTCCGTCTCGGGACTGTCGAAGCGCTTGATCTCGGCATGTGCGAGCAGGATCACGGCCATGCCGCGCTCGTCGCGCAGCGCAGTCAGGCCATCGAGCACGCTGCGCCAGGGATCGAGTGCGGCGAGGTAGCCCTTGCCGTAGCCGAAGGCCTCGATGTTCGGCTGGTTGTGCAGCGCCGCCGTGTGCTGCCAGATCAGCGGCTCCAGCCAATCGAGACTGTCGACCACGACGGTCTGGAAGTCATGCGGCTCGGTGTAGAGGGAGGCGAGCGCTTCCATCACCGCGTCGAAGCTGCGCAGCACGCCAAAGGTCGGTGCGTCGATCAGCCCCAACCCATCCTCGGTCTGGATGACGACGGGGGACGGCGCAGAGGTTGCGAAGAGCGTCTTGCCGATGCCGGCGACGCCGTAGACCAGCAGCCGCGGCGGGGTGAGGCTGGTGCTGCTGCGCAGCGAGGCGAGTGAGATCCCCATCAGTGCGTCTCCTTCGCAGCGCGCGGCTTCGCCTTGATGACGTCGACGCTGATCTCCCCGCCAGCGCGCGCCACCGCCTCGGCGAAGACGTCGAGCGTCGGCTCGAAGGCGGCGACGTCCTTGGCGCGGGCGATCGCATCGCCCTGCAAGGGGATGGCGACCTGGATCCTGAGTTCGTGCGCCATCAGGCGGGGTCCTTCTGCTGGAGGGTGTAGGAGGGGCGGCCGGCCGCGACGGTGCGGGCAGGCTCAAACAGGGCGCGGATGCGTGGCGGCCAGGCAGCGAAGCGGCTCTCGGGCACGCGCAGCTCGGTCGCGACGTAGTCGTTCGGGTCCTCGCCCCAGCTGCGCAGCGTGGCGACGGCCTCGGCGAGCTTCGTCTGGTGCCAGTCCACCTTCTTCGGCAGATCGGCGAGGATCTCGAACCCGTCCTGCTCGAGGCGGACACGGCCGGTGTCCTTGCCGTCGGTGCGTCGTGCGGTTGCAGCCGCCTCGCCGAAGCGCACATGCAGCGCGTCGCCCAGCAGATCGCCGAGGCGCTTCGCATCGGCCTTCAGTGCCGCGACGTCGTCCGCGAGCATCGCCAGGTGATCGAGCGGCAGCTGCGCCGCATCGCTCGGCGTCATCGCGCGCAGCTGCGCGAGCGTGGTGCGGTTCGGGATGCTCATGGGGCGACCTCCAGGAGTCCGGCAGCGAGCAGCAGAACCAGCCACCCCGCGACGACCAGGGCGCCCGTGACCAGGAGACGGCATGCTTCGCGAAGTCTGTCGGGCATCACGCGGCACTCCGTGCGACGGCATCGTTAGCGGGCAGCGGACCATCCTCGATCGCGCTGCGGCGATCGCTCCGCGTGCTATCGGCATCCGGATCGACGCGCGCGCTGCGTCCTGCGATCTCCAGCCACACATGCAGCGGCAATACGACGAAGGGGGCTGCGCGATCGCGCCACAGGAACAGCGCATCGTTCACGCCGAGCCAGCGTTCGAGCGTCTTGAAGCCGCTGCCTTCGCCGCGCGCCTTCACCTCGGCCTTGATCGGCACCGCGCCGCGCACATGCAGGTCGAGATCGGCGCCGTTGCCCTGGTAGTGCGATGCCCCTGACAGCGGCACGCGCTCGGCGCGGATGCCACAGGCGGTGTGGAGCTGCACCAGCGCACGCTCGCGCCGCAGCCCCTTGTCGCGGGAGGACTTGCCCATTGCCGGCCTCACCGCTGCCGGACGATCAGGACAGCGAGGCAGAGCAGCGGTTCGCCTGGCTGCGCGTCGGCGGCAGGCTCGTCCGCGAAGGGGATCTCGCCCTGGCCGGGCACACGATCAGCGAGGTCCGCCATGAGGCCGCGCAGCGCCAGCTGACGCAGGAGGGGTGGGAGGTCACCGCGCGTCTTGAGCTGATCGAGGGCGTGCAGGATCTCATCCAGCATCACGTCTGGGTCCTTTCGGATCGAGGGGAGGAGAAGCGTGGAGGAGGGCGCTGCTAGGCAGCGCGCCGCCTTGCGGTGCGCCGCGGTCGGATGACCGCGACATAGGCGACGCTTTCCGGTGTGACCCGGCGCTGCACGAGATGCACCAGGCCTTCGTCGTGCATCCGGGATGCGCGGCTTGCGAGGCGATCGAGATCGACGCGCTGCGCTGTAGGCAGCGTGGAAGTGGCGAGGTCGCGATCGGCGGCGAGGTGGCCGATGTGATAGACGAGCGTGTCGCCGGGGGAGGCGTCGGCGAAGCGATCGCACAACTCGTTCTCGTTCAGCACGAGTGCAGCAAGGTCGGCCGTGCTCAGCTGGATCTCGTTAGGCTTGGTATCGGAGGAGGTGAGGCGCATCGTCGTGGTCTCCCTGCGACGCGTGGTGGCTCACTGGGTCATTTACGGATCAGCGCGGAAAAATTCTCAGGCGCTCCGCGATGGCCGTTTCGATCGCACAACGCAGGCCGTGCGCGGCCGGTGTGCGCCAAACGCGCGCAGCCAGAAGCGAAGGTCCTGCAGGTCGCGAT